CTTTATATCTAGATATCTTATATATTATATATAGTAGATTATAGTTTATTTACTATTAGAAGACAAGTGATCAATTAAAGTGTCAAATATCTTGTCTATTTTGGTATCGAGCTTATCATGCTGGTGATCCATTTTTTTCTCAAGATCGTTTTGTTTTGATTCGAGTCGAGTTATTTGATCTTTCATGCTAGAACCACTATTTGGTCTAAGTTCGTCGAGGTAATGTTTTACGAGCCAACGAATAAACATAGCTACTGAAGTTATAATTGTTATAATTCCAACTGCGACTGCAACCCAGGATTCCGCTGACATAATATAATAATTATAACTATATTTTTTTGTATTTATAACTTCCAGAACGGATATTCTGTTACCCAAACTGGTAATGAGTAACGATCTTCATGAATTTCAGTTACGGTATGTAGATACTGAGGTGGTCTTGATGGAAATACAACCAAGTCCCCTGCTTCTGGTGTGTATTTGTAACCTAATTTAGTAAATTTTAGCTCTCCGCCACTATTCATTTTATTAAGGTAAATTACTCCACCATATTTTAATTGCATGTTTGCACCGCCGTCGTTATCTACATGCTCTTCTATTTTGCCCCCAGCTACTTGTTTTGCAAGATAAAACGCACAGACTATTAAGTCCTTTTTATTTTTATAAACTTCTTTTACACTTGATTCAATTCTTGGGAAGAGGTCAGACCTAAGCCTTGGCTCAATATCCTTGATCTTTTCTAGCGTCAGATCTGACTTTTCTTTACGGTATCCATCTTTTCCAAACATGAGGACTTTGCGCTCAAATTTAGCACCATTCCATTCTTTAAGCATGTCGTCAATATTATCTATATAATCAATAAAAAATTTAACTTCTTCTGGAGATAAAAAATTCTTAATAATTTTTATCTCTTCGATTCCCATATCTTCTTCAAATTTCATACAACAAGTATACCATAGCAGCCTATTTACTGATATAATTGAAAAATGACAAAAGATGAACTTGTTAAGATTATGTCCGATTCGGTCGAAGAAACAAACAGAAGGCAGCTAGTCACTAAAAGCACCCCGCCCGAACTTTATGAAGAGTCGCTAAAATGGAATAGGCCTAGCCTGGACTATATGAACGAAATGATAGTCGAAGAGTTAGTTCGACGAAAAATAGTGTCGGTCGAATAAAGCTCGATTTTAAATTCGGCGGAATAGAGATACCTATGCACCCAAACCCACAATATGTGATATATGTGCAATATTCCTAAGTATCCGAGATATGCTATAATCTACATATGGGAGACGTAACTTTCTTTGATCTATTTGATCCAAACCAGCCTAGGTCTGATAAGGAATTAATCGAATCCCGCCTAGCTATATGCAACACATGCGAATGGTTTGACAAACGCCTAGTTAAATGTCGTAAATGTGGTTGTTTTATGAAATTAAAAAGTACGCTTAAACAGGCGGAATGTCCGATTGGTAAATGGTAATGTATAAAGATGAAGTAGTGGCATTAATGACAAATGCTGTCAACGAGATGAATAGGCGAAGAGCTATTCAAATGGGTATTCATTCTACTGGCATTGAAGAGAGTATTCAGGATATGCAAGCAGAACTCAACAATGTCAACGGTATGTTATATGACACATTGGTTGACAATGGAGTTATAAGGACTTAAAGTCTTTATTCTGGTTTAGGGTCTTGCTTACCGCAAGTACAATTTCCGTTACACATGCTTATATGATACACTATATGTATGAAAGATGTTGTTGATTTTAAACCCTTTGTAACCAAAGACTTTCTACCCCAAGAAATTTACGATGTAGTATATGATGCTGTAAATAGCCAAATTCAAAATAATATTGCAGAAGGAAAAGAGCCATATGGAGAGCCTTTTGTAAAGGCTGGATCTAATGGATTTATTATCCTTTTTGAGTGTGTTCCAGATCATGTATATGCCTTTTTAAGAGAAAAGATCTCTGAAGCTGTTGGATTTGAAATAGCTACTCCTGGATTGCTTTTTGCTAGATATACACATGATTCAGGATATGCCCCAAGACTATTACCACATGCTGATAGGGCTGTAAAGACTCAAGCAATTACGATGACAGTTGAGCTAGATTCTACTTTAGATTGGGATATTTATATTGAACATGACAGATATCAGCTAGAAAAGAATGATGCAATATTCTTCTCTGGATCTCATCAAACACACTTTAGGCCATATCAGAAATTTGAAAAAGATGACTATTACGATATCCTACTAATTCAGACAGCAATTGATTTGCCAGATCAGGATGAAATTACAGAAGAAAATCACTTCCAGTATATGGACAAGAGAGCTGGAGACTTTATCGTAAAGTATAAGGACCTTCTAGAACAGTCTTTAGATGATAGAGGAGACCTACGTAATTGATTAACCTATTAGAGTTAAAACCTTTTGTTATCAAGAACGTTCTTTCTGAAGAGGAGTATTCCTATGTCTATGAGTGTGTTAATAAGGGCTTTCCAGAAGAAATCAGACCTGATCTACCCTCCGATAATAGAGAACATCCAGAATACTTGAATGTTCCAGAGCTTGGATACCTGGCTTACATTAAAGGCTTTAACGAAGACTTTAAAAAATCTATAAAAAATACTTTAGAAAATAGCTTAGGAATTTCCTTATTTTTACCAGAAATCCACTTTGCCAGATATACTAGCAAAACTGGACATAAGCCAACTTTGAGACCACATTATGACATAGGTGTTAAGCATCCATCAGTAACTATCTCTATTCAAATGGATACCACTTTGGATTGGGATTTGCATGCATACAACGGATCCGCTACCCTTTCAAAAAATGAAGCTATGGTGTTTTCAGGATCACACCAAGTCCACTGGAGACCTCCAAAAGACTTCTCTGAAGATGACTACTTTGACATTATGGTATGCCAGCTAGCAGTTAGTGATGAGACCTTGTCTCAAGATCATGTAAATTATATGTCTGCCACTAGTGCAGCTGCCTTAGCTGACTATACCGCTAAATATCTGTAAATCTGAAAAAAATTTTAAAATAGCCAAAATCTGAATATTTTACAATTATGTATGATACAGAAAAGAAATAGAAAAAACAAGTAAGATTAGTGAGCACTCACCCACCCTTTTTTATAAGCAGTAGTGCCACCATTTTTGTGAACACTACTGCCACCTTTTGTTTATGCTACTACTGCCAAGCCTAAGTTTTTTTGCTTACGCAATTCCCCACACTTGACTAGGTCGTGTCCCTTGTTCCATTGCTTGCGGTCAAGGTAGTAGCTCAAGAAAGTTTCCTGAGTGTAGTTGCAGTTAGTGCAAACAGTCTTGCGATACATTGTTGTCATTTAGTTATTTTCCTTTTCATTTAGTGAGATAGTTAGTTGAGTGATACCTGAGATAGCATTGTCAAATTCTTCCCAAGTGTCGAAGGTGAGAGTAATCATACTTTACCCCCCATAGACTTTAGCAACTTAGCTAAGCTAGTGAGTTGGCTTTCAAACGCTGGTGTCAATTCTACGCCGTGGGCGATAGAAGACTTAGCAACCTTTAGCATAGTGTCATACTCTTTTTGGTAATCACTTACCTTCTTGATTTTCATAACTTATCCTTTCTTATACCCTGTAAACACTTACTACATCTAGCATTGAGATACCCTCTTTTGCTAGCCAGTATCCCCAGTTATCTCCTGGATAGATTTCTACTTTACCATTTGCGAATGTAATCTGGACTTTTTCCATTTTACACTTCCTTTCTTTTTTACTAATCTTTTCTAACTACCTAGAGCCTATCACGGGCTACCGACATTTATACCCATTTTGCAAGACATTCTTATACAAACTTTTACCCTGTTTTTTGTAGGGTATCTACAACAATTGCGACACGCCCGACGCCGTGCGCCACTGTGGATAACCTGTGGATAACTCCGTTATGAGAATGTTATAAGACACGCTGAATTATCTCCCCAAATGTCGGTGGTTTGTGATAGGGTTTTAGTAAGTCAAAAGAAAGGAAAACAAATGGACTTGATGTGTATCTACTGCGAAGGTGTCTACACTAGCGATACAGTTGTGTGCCACAGCTGTAATGAATACAAGGGGCTTATGCCACTAGATTCAGCTATTGACTATCTAGACCTTGACCCTAATGACTTTTCATAAATGTCATACCCCCATGCTAGGTTTGTAGTAATCGGAAAGGATACCTAATGAAGCAATCAGTAATCACAGACACCACCATAACCACCATTGTGGCTAAGGCAGAGGACATCATTGACAGACCTCTAACCTACATGGAAGGTGCCCTCATAGACTATGTTGTTAATCAGATTCGTTTTGGATTGGTGGAAAAGTAATGATGTTTTATAACGGATTCAACTTGCTAATTGACCTAATGTTGGTTAGTATTGTGTATGTAGTAGCACACGGAATTGGATTCAGGAGAGGGCTAAACAAATGACCGAAGAAATGTTTGATGAGTGGCTAGATGATGTTTACCCAACTTACAAAATTGCTGGCGTAGAATTATACCCCTCGCAAATACTAAAGAACTGCGACCCTATCGCATACAGAATTGCCCTATCAGAAATTGAGGATGATGAAGATGACAACTGAAGAATTAGAAACTTTGATTTATCAAATTGACCTAATGCTAACTGATGATATTAGCCAACTATTCACAACACCAGAGGAGAACTAAATGGAATTGTTTTTGATTTTTGTAATTGTTGGTATTGCTATTTTTGTTGGAACTTCACTTGCCGCAGTTTTATTTCTGCTACAAGAAAACAACAGACTTGGCGAAGAACTAGAAAAAAACCAACCGCCTTTCTAAAACGACACGCCCGACAGGGGGCGCCAGATATTGATCCAAAAGTCAATTACGTAGTCTATTAAAAATGTCCTAAAATTTACCCTGAAATGTCAGTGGTTCGTGATAGGATTATCCTATGTTAGATAAAGCCAATGAAGCTAGACGCAAGGCAGAAGCCCAAGCGTTGTTTCAGACTATGCTAAAGGCTCCTCACCTAGTTCAGATTCCAAAGAGGTATAAAGGCAGCCGTCAGTCTAATAAGACTAAGGCAATAAAGGAGAGCGAATGATTTTTCCAGGCTTGATTCACTATGTTTGTGAAGACTGTAATAAGTTTGTTCACTCTAATACAGTCTATTCCTATGCCCTCAAAAATGTCTGTGGCAGATGTTATGCTATTCAGGCAGGACACCCCTCAACAAGAAAGTTGGTAAAGTAATGGCTAAGTATGCTGTATCAGTTCAGTTATCAGGTAATGATGGAAATGCTTTTGCCGTAATGGGAGCCGTCAAGTCTGCCCTCAAAAAAGCTGGAGCAAGCAAGGAAGAAATTGAGCAATACCTAACAGACTCAATGTCTGGCGACTATGACAACTTATTGCGTGTAGCAATGGAATGGGTAAAGGTAAAGTAATGTTTGATGATGTAATCAATGAAGAAGCTATCCTAGCCTTGACTGGCGAAGAGGTAGTAGCAATTCTGGAAATGTTAGAGAAAGCAGGATACTAATGTCCAAGCTCTCTTGGATTAGTTGCGATTGTAATCTAGCAGGTTGCAGTATGCAAGTATGTAAAGACTGTGATGATGTATTAGCTAGAGATTGCGAGTATTGATGTTAGGACAACTAAGCATAAACTTTTGCGATACCTGTAATGAGTTCGGTATGGTGTCGGTAGTAGATGGTAAACTAATGGTACAGTATTGTGATTGTGAAGTAGAAACTCTAGAAGGAGAATAGAAATGGGATACGCAACAGCAGTTGGACTTACAGATACAGACCTAACTCTATCAGACCAAATTAGTATTCACTTTAGTAGTAATTGCTATCCGCCAATTCCGAAGGTAATGATTCCAGTTGCAGTTGCAGCTATTGATGCTTATTGGGAAGATGACTACTCTCGAATGATACCGTTGCCTGATGGCGTAGAGTTTAGAGATGGTTCAACAAGCGTGTCTGCCTCACAAGCTATTGAGTCTTTGAGACTTGATGCTTGGTGTTTGGAAGAGTAGACCCTACAGGTCCCTCGAAAGAGGGGCGCACCAAATCTTGATCCATAAGTCAAATTAAGAAACACTTTAAGATACCCTTGAAAATGTCCTAGGGTAATGGTATAGTTTTACCATACAAAGAAAGCAGGCCCCTATGCTAATTCGTTCTAAAGACCGAAAGGTTACTAATGCAGTATCTCCAAATGGTAAAACGCCAACTATTGCGAATACTTTTGGCCTTCCTTCTGGGAAAGCTTATTCCTGCCCTGGAGCAACAAGTGTATGCGAGAAAATCTGTTATGCGGGAAAGCTCGAAAAAGTATTCAAAGGTGTAAAAGCTGTACTGTTGACTAACTGGGAGCAACTAAAAGACGCCAGTCAAGAACAAATGGAAGCGCTACTATACCAAATGATAGATGAGTTCGACAAGGATTGTGATAAGAGGAATGCTGAAAGACTTTTTCGTATACATTGGGACGGTGACTTTTTTAGTGATACTTATACAGTGGCTTGGCGCAATGTAATCAAGGCATTCCCTAAGATTCAATTCTGGGTATACACTAGGTCAGACTTTGCAATTCCTATTCTTACTGGTATCGATAACTTAGCGCTTTACTTCTCAACCGATGACGACAACTGGCAGCTGGCTAGTGAATTAAAAAAGAGTACTGGCGTCAAGCTTGCTTATCTTGCTAACAACTTTGCAATGGGTAAAGAGCGGATGTTGTCTATCACAGTCAAGTCTGCAATACCATGCCCTGAGAATTCTAAAAAGCTACCGTTAATTAGCGAAAAAGGTTCTGCATGTGTGACTTGCGGACAGTGTGTGTTTGCTCGGAATGACATTCTTTTTAGTGCAAGTAAAACATAATCTCATGCTATAGGGGCATGTAAAACGTAGGTCCCCTGTTATATCCTTTCTTGGGGATCTACACGTCCTGGCTACGACGTAAAACTGGCCACAATCAGGCGCACCAGATTTAGCAGCAGTAGTCAAGTTTAAGAAGATAACGATTTGCCCCCCGAATCGTTATAAAATAATTGCCTCAAACACTATACAATGTCGGTGGTATCCGCTACAATAGACCTATCAACAAAAGTTGGTAAATAATCAAACAAGACCCTCTGGGTTGGAATAGGAAGCAAATGTCAAACGCAACTCTAACTGTTGGCTCACAGTTCACCACTCTAAAGTCTGGAGTGTCAGGCACAATTCAGGAAGTCGTTGAGAACAAGAACGGAACCAAGCGTGTTCGTCTTGATGTCAATGGACAGCCACGCTGGACTACTGTAAAGTAATCTAATTAGTGTAGTGGCGTTAGACTACATAAAAGGGTGAATCAGAGTCTATTTGAGAACCCCTGCCACTTTCACAAATGTCATACCCCACCCCTATAATGTAAATACCCCAAAAGAAAAGGAAAACAAATGGCTAGAACCCTGTCAGTAAAAATCCCAACCGCAAAACTAATCGCAGATGTAGAGTCGTCTATTGCTAAGATAGATACTGCTGTTGCTGAGTATGCTGAAAAGCGTAAGCAGTATGAAGTAGAAATCAAGCAGTATGAAAAAGACATTGTTGCTCACGCTATCAAGGCTATGTCAGACCCCGAAAACATTGGAACAGAACACGGCTCATTAGTTCGTGTATCAAGAGGATACAACGGAAATGTGTCTGTTGATTTTGATGTTGATGGTCTTGGTTTCCCAAAGAAGCCAGAAGAGCCAAGCAGACCAAATGAGAAGACTTATTTTGGTCGTGAGTATCTAACTCGCAAGGAATTGCTAGAGCGTAATCTTCGTATTCTAAAGATGACCTCACAAGAGGAAGTATCAGCAAGTTCTTACTCTGCTGTTATTGACCTAATCTAATCTTAGGGCAATCCCCCTGCTAGTCAGGCACAACGCCCGAAGCAACCTGAGTATGTTGTAAAACTGCTTCCACAAGTTGGCACAAATACTGCGTCTCTTAGACTCTAAAGCTGAAGCCAACATTTTCCCTGTGAAGTGATCTGGATAGATTGCTGGTAGCAGGGAAAAGTGGGGCGCCCCCCATTTTCGTTATCATATTGTTATTTATGATGACTGATTATTTTGCCCTGAATCGTTGACAATGTCGGAGGGTAGCCCTATAATTAGACTATTAGTAATCCCCCTAAAGAAAGTAGAAAACATGGCACATGAACTAGAATCAGTAAACGGACAGACTGCCTTTGCTTCACTCAGAGAGCCAGCTTGGCATGGCTTAGGCACAGTCTTCACCGAAGAAGTTTCAACTAACCAGATGTTGAGCTTGGCACACCTAGACAATTGGAATGTTCGCTTAGAAGATGTAGAGGTTCCAACTGGCTTTGCTTCAGACAAGAGCTACTCTTTTGTTGTCAGAGATAATCCTTTTATTGAAGACCAGAAAGACATTCTCGGTGTTGTCGGTGAGCGTTATGTTCCGCTTCAGAATGAGGACTTGTTTGACTTTGGTGATTTGATGTTAGACGGCGGAGGTCGTTGGGAAACAGCAGGTTCAATCAAGAATGGTAGACAGGTATTTGGTTCTCTTGCTCTTGAGCGTGAAACTATCCTAGACCCTAACGGCGTGTCAGATAAGGTAAACACTTATCTTCTAATCAACACTAGCCATGACGGCTCTGTTGCTATTCAGGCAAGTATCACACCAGTTCGTGTTGTATGTGCTAACACCCTAAACCTTGCTCTTGGTAATCGTGGTCGTGGTGGTTCAGTAAAGCAATCATTCAAGATTAGACACACACAGACAGCTTCAGGCAAAGTCCAGCAAGCTCGTGAGGCACTTGGCTTGGCTAATGCTTACATGGACAAGTTTGATGAAATGGCAAAGTCTATGATTGAAACTCAAATTACCAAAGACAAGTTTGATGAGCTAATTCTCAAGGCATACCCAAAGCCTGAGAAAGATTCTAAGGGTTCAATCAAGAAGTGGGAAACCAAAGTAGACATTCTAAATGGTATCTATGTTGGCTCAACTAATGAAATGATTGCTGGAACCGCTTGGGGTGCTTTCAATGCTCTAACCGAAAGACTAGATTGGTATCGTTCAGCAAGAGGTGGAAACACAGAATCTATTCTGGCTTCTGCTTCTGGTTTTGACCCTGTAATCACAGCAGAGAAAAATAGATTGCTTCAGTTAGTTTTGGCTAACAGCTAATCAAAAGTCCTGGGCATGACTAAAAACTGCCCATCACTTACACTTGACACAGGATCAAAAAAGTGGCGCACCCAGGATAACGAAACCATAACAAGTTTACGACACACTTTAAGAACCCCTTGAAAATGTCCGTGGTCCATAGTAAAATGGACACATAACAGGAAAGGAACCCCCAATGGACGAACAAGCAGCAGAAATTAGAGAAAACCTAGCAGACTACTATGCTAACCCAGAAGAATACACTCTAGAAGACTTTGAGGAAATCTTTCAGGATAGGGACCCATTCGAATTCCTATAATGTCGTAGGGTCATGATAGAATTCAAACAAACAACGAAAGGAAAAGCAATGAGTTTACTAAATAATGTTGGCTATGTTTCCTATGATGGAAACTATGGAGCGGAAGCAGACCTACTTGTTTTCGATAGCAATGACCTTACCCTGCAGCAATGGGAAACCCTAGGTGAGCTAGACGACAACTCTCGGTATGAGTATGTTGAAGCTATCTTTGCAGGTAAAGATTTGTCTGAATGGGAGGGCTAATGTTAGACGTCGAGCAGGCCTATTGGGATGTTAGGGAGTACACCAATGAGGCTAAGGGTATTGCATGGGACACATGTCACAAAATTTATATTCTCATGGATGATGCGCAGGTAGCGCTTCAAAGAAGCTATGGCTACGGTGATGCAAATGACCCTGATAGCCTAATTACTTCTGAACAGCTGGACCCTGCAGAGATGGCCACTGTTGCAATGACATGGTATAAGAATTCTTGCGGACTCAGATTTATCAATGCAGTCTACAGCGATAGCTCTATCGGGCACGATGGGTTTGTCAACGTCATTGCGCAGTTTGAAGGCAATGAAGACGAAGACGATGAGGATGAAGACATGTAGTACATTCCCTTACTTCCTTTCTGGAATGTACTGCGGTCCTGGCCATGACCTAAAACTGGCTACAACTTTAGGCGCACCACATAAATGGATCAGTGTCAACAGTTTAAGAAGAATTAAGAAAACGTCCCGAAACCCCTTGATAATGTCGGTGGGTAGTAGTAAAATAATACTACCCGAAAAGAAAGGAACCCAAATGGGAACCAGAAATCTAACAGTAGTAAAAGACAAAGCAGGAATAAACAGAATTGCTCAATACGGACAATGGGACGGATACCCTAGCTATTCAGGTGTTCAGGCTTTAGAGTTTCTAAGAGATGAAGGAAACCAGGCCTTGCTATCAGCTAAGCTAGACCTTGTACAGTTTGTTGGTGATGAGGAAGTAGATACGCTGTATAAACAGTATGAGTCTACTGACTGGGAGAATAAGGATTTCCTAAACGCATACCCTGGCCTACACAGAGATACTGGTGTTGGTATCCTAGCAGTAGTTGCTAACGCCATTACACCTATCAAGACTGTTGATAATACAGAGTTTGCTAATGATGACCTATTTTGTGAAGGTATCTACGAAGTAGACTTCAAGACTAATAAGTTTATTACTACCTATGCTGACAAGGTTGTTGAGTTTGACCTTGATACCCTGCCAACAGACGAAGAATACCTAGCCCAATGGGAAGTACAACAAGTTGCTGGATAATCTAGATACTAAATACCTAACAGGGGACATCGCAAAGGATGTTCAGTTTATCAAAGATAACCTTAGTATTGATGACAAAGAGTTCTTTAGAAGGGCTATGGCTAACATAATGTCTGAGGGTAATGCTAGAATTGACTTACTTACTGGAGAGGAACTGGAACAGCTATGATGAAACTAACAAGCACAGACCTAAAGACTTGGCAGGTAGAGTATTCCGCTGCTTACTGGGTGGAAGCTACAAGTGAAGATGAAGCTATTGAAAAAGCTATGGAGATACACGCTGATTTGCCAGACGGTAGTTGGGAAGCTATGATTGACCCCTATGATAGCAACAACTTCAATACCCTTGGAGAAAAGTAATGGCAAAGGCTAAGATAAGCATTGTTCTAGAGTATGACCTAGATAACCACTTTGAAAGTCTGGGGTATAGAGACCTAAAGCCTGAAACTATTATTGATGACCTAGAAGATAATGTGTATGAGGATTTGATAGACCTTATGCGTAATGACAGGTTGCGTTCTTGGGCTTACTATGAAATAGTTGACGGGAAGTAGAAAAACCTACTGATCTGATCCCCGAAAGGGGTGCGCCAGCTTTATGTATATATAAACTATTAGATCTAAAAAATTAATTACGAAGCACTTGACTTTTCCCCCAGATTCTGAGATAATTGAGTATCAAAATCCAAAGACCCCTTAGGAGATAAAATGCCAGAATTCAAAGTACAAAGAGAATACACCAACTGGGAAGAGATTACAGTTGAAGCTGATTCTAAAGAAGAAGCCCTAGCCCTAGCAGAAGATGACGACGTTCTTTGGGAGTACGCAAAAGACGCAAGCACATACAATTACACTGGAGAGCATTGGGTAGGAGAAGCAGATGAGTAAGAAATGTTTTCATTATAACTGGGGTGGCTACTGTGCCCTTTGCGGTAAGCAACTATACAATAAAGGACTAGGCGTAGACCTATACAAAGGAAAGAGAGTCTAATGCAGCGTTATGTTGATAAAAAGCCTAGTGTAAAGGATACTACTTGGACTAGGATCTTTCATTACAATACCGTCCAGGTTATGGAATCCGATCGATACTACGACTTTTATAAGTTAGTTATTGATGGACAAAGACCTAAGTATTTCTTTGGTGAGACAGCTTGGATGGATTGCCAGAGAGCAGCAGTTGACAAAGTTGGCATGTCAGGCTATAATATATTTAGGAAATAACCCCAAGTAGAAAGCAGACCCCATGCATGTATTACAGTGGATAGCTACACAAGCTGAAGATAAAGATGAAGCATATCGTAGAGTAGAAGATACTTTGCAGACTATGCTAGGCGACTTTGAATCACCAACTCATACTTGGTATGATTGGTTTGTCGTTGGTGGTGGACGTTGGAACATGACCGAGGAAGACGACAACGATGAGGCCTACACTGAGGGCAAGACTAATATGATTCTTTCATATGACGAAGACCCAGAACCTTTCCTAACTCGTATCCTAAGGACTATGGAAGACCGTAAGTCAGAATTTGACGGATATGCTAAAGATGTGGATAGCAGTATCTTAGATAAGATAATCAAAGACTATAATCCTAAAGAGTTCGACTTCCCTGCATTTCAGTCTCTTTATCCTATCAAGAAGCTAATTGATATGGCTTATGGTACTTGGGACTTCAATTCCTATTTCTATGACATGGTCAATGATACAACTACTTCAAAATATTTGTATGATTCTATTGACACAGGCAACAAAAACTGGTATCTTGTACCTGTAGACTTTCACTTCTAAGGAGACCCCAATGACAAATTATGTATCCCTAACTTGGAAAGAGTTTGAGGAACAGTTCAAGCCTATCAAGAATCACTTAGTTCCTGACCCCGACCAGCAGATGTTTGAGACCTACGGTGATGAGGTAGAGTTTGTTATTTCTCAGGTTGTAGATAGAAAGGTCTGGACCTATTCTGACGGAGATATGTGTAGCTTTGTTAGTAATGGTTATCACTACATAAATAGGATTGGCTATTATGTTTGTGAGGTTCCTTATGATGAGGATACCGAGTATGAGATTATCACTAGCACCGAGGAAGAGTGTGAGTGCTACAGCGAAGACGAAGAGATTCTTCAACAGCGTAACGATGAGTGGGGAGACCCAGAGTGTGAGAAGTGTGAGGGGTATGGATATGTCACTAAATACAATGACTAGAAACAAGAATGCAGGCCGAGAGAGGCATGTGTATGATTTGAACATTTACCAGCTGGAACAGCTTAATGGGGATGGTGAGTATGAGTACATGGGGCCATGGTATATACACATCTATGACTACTATGAAAAGAATATCACGGAGGTATCTGCTCCGATCGAATTAACACCACAAGAGACTGAAGCGCTTATCACTAATGATTCTTACTATGATGAGTTTGACGTCTGGTATGGCCTAGATGGGTTTATGCTGGAGAAGTGGAATGTAATGTCAGACAGGCTAAAGATGATTTTTGAAACCCTCCCCAAGTACCGTGACGACGTAGAAGGTTACCTGGTCTATAACTAAATAAGAATTGATACGTCGAGCCTAGCTCCGTATCATGGATAGCTGGTTAGGGGTAGCCAGGGTATCCAATCGGGGTGTCAGGACTTTTCCTACTTTCAGTCTTGACACCCCACCTAATTTTTGGTACAATGACATAGGAGAATAATAATGAGACACATAAAGCCAACAAAAGAACTGCGAGTGGCAAAGACAATGTCGGACTTGGTAAATGACCTGACGCTTGACCTTGACCAAGTGGGAATCTACATAGCAACAAATAACGGAATCTCATACAGGCGTATTCAGGAAGTAGCTGAATCAGCCAAGCACGAAAAAGAGCAAGCGTGGAAAGATAATGATGAGTACAACCTTTACTGATAAGTGTGGCATCCTAGGTGAGCTATGGATGGACTACAGAGATGACGAAGAGTTCCTAGACTTCATAGAATATAATGACCTAGGTCTCCCGCTTGGCTATATGATTTCTGCTGGCATTGTTGGCACAGCAACACCCAAGGGTGAAGAGATTATCGAAGAAACGTTTGACCTATTTCTAGGTGCGATGAATATCAAGGACACTGGGTTCGACACTTTGGATGATGTTTTCGACAAGGCTTCAGAGGCAAAGGACTAAACTAAATGATCTGGCTTCGGCCAGGCATTTGGCGCACCACATCTTTGTCTATTTGTCAAGGGTATTAAGATAACAATTTGATTACGATCGATCTACATTTTTCCCTGAAATATACAAACCTTTTTACCCTATAGACATTAAGAACCAAACCTAAAAAATCCCAGAAAGTTGGATATAAGGTTTGGGGGTATCAATGAATACACTGCTATACTTGATATATGAGCCCTAGAAGATACTTCCAAGCATTCAGCAATATGCCTATACCTGACTATGGTAAAGATCTAGGTACTACTCTATGGTCTGCCTTTACTGTTATCAGTGGTTTGGATAAGTTATTTAGATTTACCCCGCCTACAATCACTAATGGTTTGGATAATGATAAGGCATCTACGGATCAAGATCAAGATAAATAGACATTACGATAGTCTAAAAAATTTCGGGGAATAACCAAATCATTCTGACAAATATCCCCTATATATATAACAATAACAAACCATTTATCCCTGATATCTGGATATTTCTATAGAGGTTTTTAGGCTATAAAGGTTTGATATTTATATGGTTTGGCTATTGACATTATGATGGTTTGAGTGTATAATGGTTTGAGAAAGATTACGATCCATTCTTTTATAGGTTCCATTACACTATACTAATATCAAAACCTCTCTTCGCTATCCAAACCAATACAATCAGTAAGATCTATCTGTGGATAACTCTGTGTATAACTATCAAAATATGTGGATAACTTTAGTATCAAAGTGGTATCATGGTATCAATATTTGGGGGTATCCAAACCTCTGTATGGGGGATATGGGGCTATGGGGTTATCGTCTATAATGGTTTATTAGGTATGCTGCTATGAAGCAAGCTAAGCCTATCAGGATATTATCCATAGGGTGTTATTCTTTCTATAGGGGATTACGATGCTTGATTTAAATTCCCCGAAAATTTAGCAATCATTCTTTCAGTCTGAGCATCAAACCTTGATTGCTGCTTCTCGTGAAATTTAGCTTTTCTTTCCAAAGATCCCTCTGCAAAGGTTTGTCTACGGGTCTTGGTTTTGTTTCCCCTGATGGGAGATTTCTTTTTCATTACTCTGCGATAAGCCAGTCCAGGAGTTCTGGATTGTCTCTCATGAACATTAAGAGAGCGTTCTCATAGATGCCGATAAAGTAATGTTCCCACTTCTCATACTCTGAGTCTTTCTCTGGCAAACCATTCTCAAAGATCATACGCATAGCATGAAGAATCTCATGCATTAGTACTACCTTCTGTTTGCTTAATGCTATGTCGTTTGCTACGACAATTAGATTACCCTGGTCAAGCGTATACCCCTGAGAACCATCGTTTAGCATACCATCTAAATTGGTATCACGATATTCTACTTCATACGTCTGTGGCCCAACCTTGACAGACTTGGGTCTTGCATCTTTTACGACCATGACTCTTCCTTAGCTCAATTTACTACAATTATAGCGTATTTGGGGGTTGGCTGTCAAGCATCAAAATACCCCCATTTTGGCTAGTAATCCTCGTGCTTTACCCCATGCTTATCGTCCACGTATTTGTGGATTTTCCTAAGAGCGACAGCTCTAGTAAATAGGTAGGTCGCTAGGATGAATACCCCATTCCAGAAGAATTCTGCTATCACGTGCTCAAAGCCAAACATCACATCCCAAAGACCTTCTAGTCCAGAATGGTCATGCTCAGGACTTACCCCTACATCTTCTACAGTTGATACTACCTCAACCGTCTCATGCGAATCTTCTTCTTTTGTGTGGTCGTGCTCATTACCTGTTAGCATCTTCTATTTCCCAATCTCTCTCATACCCGAAACATACTCCACCTGTAGTCATATCCCAGACAGCGATCTCTCCAAGCTGCAGATACTTTGTCTGGTTAGGAGACGTAATGTGGAACATCCACTTACCCTCTGGTACCTCAAACTCAACATCAACATCACTCATTAGGTTAATGTGAGTGTCTCTCTTAGCTGTTGCAAACATGCTAGAAGATAGTGTTTTCGTCTTCGGAGATTACGATAGGTACAATAATCTCCTTAATCTTATTAAGCATGATTACGTCTGTACCCTTGCCAGATTCCAGTGCCCATTGGATATGCATATCTAGGACAGTCTGGATTCTTTCTCGCTCAGCCTCAGCACCTGTGTTAAATGCCTCTAGGGCATAGTTGTCTCTGTAGTCAGCAAATCCAGCATCGTACCCATTGGAGTAGTATCTGTTAGCGTACTTTTCGATCTTCCTGGTTATTTTTTTTATGTTCATATAACCATTATACCTGGGACAGTAGAGAATGTCAAGACGGAGTCTTGTATTAATCTCTTATTTTCGCCGAACTCTTAGTTATTAGTTTCAATAATGCGAGTGTAGGTAATTTCGCTGTTACCGTTACCTTTTGCCCAGCCCTTAATAGAACGTATCTCAGTCCTGTCTCCTGGCTTACCGCCTGCGTGAATCATCTCATCGGGGCCTATGTAGATTCCGATGTGATAGGCGCTACCATAGCTTTGGTAATTAAAGGATACAAGGTCTCCGATCTTAGGCTCAGTTACTATAGCCCCAGACACTCTTTGAACAGAAGCTCTATGCTCAAGGTCAACGCCGAGATGGGAATAGGTCCACTTAACAAGTCCTGAACAATCCCAGGCTTCTGGAGTGGATCCACTAAAGACCCAAGGGGTTTTGCCAACCTGCTTCTTGACCAAGACTAAGGTTTCGTTTAATGTCTTAGTGTCGCTGGCAACCTTCTCCAGCCTAGCAATCTCTGCTTCTAGCTCATCCTGCTTTTTTTCAGCATCGGACTTGAGCTTATCCTTTGCTGCCTTTTCCTGGGCCATCCAATCGGCCGAACCGACAAGGGGTGGATCTGAAGCCAGGACTGGCCCAACAGCCAGCTCTAGAGCCTTCACTGGCCCTGAGAAGATAACTTCCTTTGTTACTGGAGAATCAATTATCGGTGTTGGTTTTGTTACTTGTGTTACTGGTTGTTCTTTGTTCGATGTTTCTGTGGTTTCTAGCATAGCTCCAAAAGCTACCCCAGTACCACTTGTAAGTAGCAATGCAATCATACCAATTGCGATGAACCTTTTTCTTTCCATTTGGCGACCTCCTTATTTATTTCTTGGTCGTTTATTGTTAGTGGGGGGTTCCCCTATTAAA